ATTGTATACTATGAACAAAGTTTTAGGTGTTACATATAAGAAGTTAGATTCATGGTCAAGTATTCTTAAATATTTACACCTAATAAAATTAGAATATGAGAGATACAATATATCTTACAAAGAAGAGATATTCTTTGATAGTGATACTAAGAATTATAAGGTTAAAATAATAATATATGATAAAATTTGACAATACTCTTTCTAATATAGTAGTTAATATAGCTGATAAGAATAAAATATCTCTAGAAGATACTAGTAAGATAATTACTAGTGCATTCTCAAATGTTAGATATATTATAGAAAATAAAGAAGGCGGAGTTATTAAATTAGATTATCTTGGTAAATTTATATATAGTTCTAGATATAAAGAGAAATTACAAAACCCAACCACTTATGAAAGAAAGAATTAAAACTATACTAGCTATTACTGGTGGATTAATGCTAATGTTTCTTGGTATTCTATTTATATGGACACAAAGTCCTGATTATTCTACTAGAGGAGATATAGTAGTTGTTCAATCTAATACAGCTGGATTTGTACTACAAAGAGATAAAACTTTTTTTATGTCTAGACCTACTACTAAAGTATTATATAGAGATGCTACTGGAACATGGAAAACTTTTGATTTTCCCAGTGAAATAGTAACTCCTTATACTAGAGCTATGAGTATTCCTCCTATTATAGAAAAATAATGAAACTATTTGAAATTAATGAAGTTACTAAATTAGCAGAACCTACTGCTGAGGCTAGAACTATTGCTTGTTTTAAAGAAATTATAAAAAGATCAAGACCTATTGATGGAGATCACGATGGTAGAAAAAAGACTCTTAATAATATGGAACTTGCTTATGTTTATTTTATAGGAACTTATGATAGTAGATTTAAATTACTTCATGGAGAAGAAAGAGTTAAAGCAGTAAAAAGATTAATAGGTTTAAAGGATGAATGGAAACCAGATAAAGTAGTGGAGGAAGCAGTTGCTACTTTTGTAGATTTACAGACTACTGAATCTACTAAACTTGTAGAAGTACTTGGAAAGAGTATTGAAAGTCTTACTAAGTACATCGAAACTGGACAAGCACAAATGGCTAATGCCACTTTAACTATGGCGCAAGATGTATCTAAATTTCTATCTATACTAGATCAGGTATCAACTACAGTAGAGAAATTAAGACAAGCTAAAGAAATGCTTAATAGAGAACAAGAAGCACTAGCTAAAGGTAGAAAAGGAAGAACTCTTAATAAATTTGAAATACCAGATTAATGAGAGTATTTTATGTTATAGTAACAAAAAGTTCTAATGATCTTTATTATATAGAACAAACTCAGGATAAGAAATATCCTAATGGTAAATGGAGTTTTTCTATATATGAGGCTAAAAAATTTGATAGATATGTAGATGCAGAATTTGATAGATTAGCTTCTAATCTAAGAGATTCTATAGTAGAAGAACACGTATTTCAAGATAAGTATATTAAAAATTAATCAACCAAAATATGTCAAGATTAACAGCTGATCCTAACGATCCACAACTAACTAGAGGTATTGATAAAGAACAAGTAGATCAAGCTAAAGCTTATTTAGTTCTTTCAAAAGAAGAAATAGCTAAAGGTTTTATTAGACCAGTGAGAGATAAGTATATTCATGTAGGTAAAAAGATAGAAAGAGATGAGGAAGGTAGAATAATTGGAAGATTAATTAAAATAGATGATCCAGATTATCCTAAACATGGTGATTATATTAAAGAAAAAGGATATGGTGGATATATAGAATATCCTAAATCGAAACATCCTAGAGTAGGAAGATATTTAGAAATAAAAGAAGTAGAAGCTATAGTAGATAGAAAGAAATACTTTGGAGGTTGTGAAGGAGAAACTAAAATGAGTTGGACTATTGCTGAAACTTATGCTCGTGATCCTAAATTCTATGGAGCAACTTATTGTATTCATTGTAAAAGACATATTGATGTTAATGAATTTGTATGGAGTAATACTAATGAAATTGTAGGATCATAAATCTAATAATATGAAACAATCAAGATTACGTAAAAGAAGAATTCAATCTTGGACTAATACACTATCTAAAATTAATGAAGATAAGTGTCCTATCTTATATAAAGCAATTAAGGAGATAGTAAGTAATGATGATTAGTGTAAATACTTCCTATTTTCAAGAACCAGCAAAGTATTTTTCTAAACATGGTAGGTATGATGATGGGATTTTTGATTCCTATCACTACCATGAGTACTGGGATCAAGAGAGATATAGATGTTTAAATGGATATGAAGTCAGTGGAATGAAGATTACTGGCTATCATTATTTCTATTTGAATTATTGGCCCATCTCTTTAGTTAAGGTTAGAGAAGATCAGTTATATGGGGAAGTATTTAAAGATAAACGTAAAAGAGGAGATAGAGTAACTGACTTTCCTGATTTTTGGGATGTTGACTGGTGTTTCTTTAATGAGATAGAATTAGCAGAAGCTAATGGTCAACATTTTATGTATCTTAAACCTAGAGGAGTTGGAGCTAGTTTCAAAGGTTCTAGTATGGCTGGAAGAAATTTCTTCTTAATACCTGAAAGTAAAAATTTCATGGTAGCTTGGACTACAGAAGCTTTGCTTGGAGATGGTCTATTTACTAAGTGGTTAAAAGGTAGAGCTTTCCTAAATAAACCTCATCCAGATGAAGATAGATTCATGACTGCTTTTGGTAAACCATCTGATTTTAAGAAGGATCAAAATGATATGTGGTTTAGAGCTTCATCTATGATAGATGGTGGAGAACAAGGATATATGAGTGAAGTAATGGGTATATCTATTAAAGATGATCTTGATAAAGTTAGAGGTAAGAGAGGTAAATTAGCTTTACTAGAAGAGTTTGGAGCTAATCCTAAAGGAGATATTGTATTTAATATTATGCGTTCTTCTTTTGAAGAACAAGATGTTACTTATGGAATGATATTAGCTTTAGGAACTGGTGGATCAGAAGCTACTAAGTTTGGTGCTATGGAGAAAATGCACTATTCACCAGAAGCTTATAATATAAGAAGTTTTGATAATATATGGGATGAAGGAATGAGTGGAACTAAATGTGCATATTTTACTCCTGCTTATCAAACAATTAGATTTAAAGATAAGAATGGAAATAGTGATGAGAAAGCTGGTAAAGCTTACTATGATAAAGAGAGAGAAAAGGCAGCTAAATCTAGTGATGGTAATGCTCTAATACAAGAGAAATCCGAGCATCCTTTTTGTCCACAGGAGGCAATCCTTCGTAATACTTATAGTCCATTACCAGCTAACGAAGCTATAGAATGGTATCATAAAGTAGTGGCTACTGGAAGTCATAATATTGGAGTAGCTGGAGAGTTATCAAATGTAGATGGTAAAGTACAATTTGCTCCAAATAGTAAATTAAAACCAATTAAATCTTATCCTCATAATGTTAAGGAGGATCTTACAGGATGTATTGTACAATATTATGCACCATATAGGAAGATGGGTAGAGTTCCATCTAATCTATATATTATTGCTCATGACCCTTATGCTTTTGATCAAAGTACTGATAGTGAATCTATAGGTGCTGCTTATGTATATATGCAACCTAATAATCTAGTTCCACCAGGTGATAGGATAGTAGCTACTTATTTTGGACGACCTAAAACCACTGATGATTACAACCGCATTCTCTTCCTACTGGCTGAATATTATAACGCTAAAATAGGTTTTGAGAATGACCGTGGAGATGTAATTGGTTATGCAAAACGCTTTAAGAAGCTTGATTGGTTATCTGAAGAATTTGAGTTAGCATTTGATGCAGATATACCAAAAAGTAAAGTAAGGAGACAGTTTGGTATGCACATAGGTAGTGGTAAAGAGAATCTTAGAATGCACAAAGGTAATAAATATCTTAGTGATTGGTTAGTAGGGCCAAGAGGAATGGATGAAGAAGGAAAGAGTAGATTAAATTTACATACTATATATTGTCCAAGTACACTACAAGAAATAGCAAAGTATAGACCAGAAGGTGGTAACTTTGACCGAATTTCTGCCCTCCGTATCTTGGCTTATTACCAGAAGGAATTAGTATATAAGGATCAAAAGCCTGAAAATGTGATTATTAATGATCTAGGTACGGGATTCTTTAATAAGAGACACTTCTAATTAATATACATGAATATAGCTTACATTAGGCCAAAACAAAGAATTCCTCGTAGTGAGAAAGATGAAGATTGGCGTAAGAAATGTGTAATGTATTATAAAGGAACTTGTCAACCATCTATAGATAGAGCAGAAGCATTAAAATTATACAGGTTAGCTAATGGTGAACTTGAAGAACAAGATTATCTTTATGTTACTAATCCTCTCAATAGTACTAGAGCTGAATTAACAGGTTATCCTGCTAAGATTAAAAATCATGATATTATCTCTCCTAATGTTAATCTCCTTATGGGAGAGAAAGCTAGGAGATTCTTTACTCCAGTGGTTCTTGCTACTAATACAGATTATCATTCTAAGTCCCTAAAAAGAGAACAAGAGTTACTTATACAAGAGATGCAAAAATCTTTTGTAAATGAATTAGTAGCTCTAGGAATTCCTTTACAACAAGAAGAACAAAAAGCTAGTTTACAGGAAATTGCAGATAAGATTAAAAATCTTCCTGATGAATTATCAGATAATGGACAAAAAGCATTAGAATATATAATCAATTATACAGAAGCTATTCGTTATTTAAGAAAAGGTTTCTATGATTATATATGTACTGCAATGGTATTTACTTATAGAGATTTATATAAAGATGCAGTTAGATATCTTACTATAAGTCCTATACATTTCTATTATTTAGCCTCACCTCATATTGATTTTATAGAAGATGCAGAAGCTTGTAAAGCAGTGCATTTTATGTCTATGAATGAAGTATATGATAGATTTCAAGATTTAGGAGAAGAAGGAGGATTTACTAAAGAATTAGAAGAATTCTTAGAAAGATATAGTGCAGGACAGAGTAGTGGTTTACGTGATGAATATTATTGGAGTGCCACTGATGCTATTGCACAACAGAATCAATTATATAGAAATATATTCGGATATTTACCAGAAGAGAAATTTAGTCATGGTGTAGAAGTAGTTCACGTTAATTGGAGAAGTCAAGTTAAAATAGGTAGAGTAACTACTATTGATATTTTTGGTAATAAAGAAGTATTTGAAGTATCAGAAGATTATAAAGTTACAGATGGAGAAGAAGTACAATGGGAGTGGGTAGATGAAGTGTGGGAAGGATATTGTATAGGAGATTTGTATTATCTAGGTTGTCAACCTATTCCTATTCAGAGAAGTGAGTATAATAGACCAGCTAAGGCTAAACTATTATATAATGGTAGAATTTATCCAGCTAGACATACAGTTCCTACATCAATTGTAAAGAAAGGTGAATCATATCAGAAAAGTGTTAATATTATTAAGTATCGTGCAGAAGAATCTCTTGCAAAGAACCTAGATAAACTAGTATTATTTCCATTAGGTCTAATACCAAAGAAAGAAGGATGGGATGAAGAGAAATTAATGTACTATGTGAGAGCATTTAGTTTCTTATTCTTTGATGATACAAGACCTAACGCAGCACAAATGATTAATGCTATAAAGGATTTAAATATGAGTATGGCAGATCATATTCTTAAATCTTATGAATTAGTAAGAACATTTAAGATGGAATGGGATGAAGTTTGTGGAATTAATCCACAACGTAAAGCTCAAATTAGTCCTAGTTCTGGTAAAGGAGTTACTCAAGATGCTATAATTCAAAGTAGTGTAATGAGTGAGGAACTTTTCCTTTCTTATGAAG